CTTCCTTAAGCAGAACCGCATTGAACTTGAGGCTAAGATAAGTCTTACCCATAACCTCTACGGGATAGATAACGGAGTTGATGTTTACTGTATCACCCTTCCAACAGAAGCCCGGAGTACGTGCTTCGACACCTTCGTTGGTGAACATCTTGGGTTGATACTTTGATTTAAAAGTAATGAACTTCGATCCATCCTTGCCAGTCTTAACGAAAGGCTGGTCAACCTTCCACTTGGTTGCATACTCCTGAAGAGTAGCTTCAAGTGCTTCGTCGTGTTCAACAGTAACCTTATATTCTCCTTCAGCGTTATACTTAGTATCAGGCTTGGAGACATGGGAGTACTTGACAGTAAGATCTTCAGTTTTAAGGGACGCAGTAATTCGATCAGCCATTGTTAGTTTCCTTTTCGTGATTCTCAATGAGTTCTTTAAGTTGCTTAGTTTGATTATTAATGTTAGTAGCAAGCATAGTAATAGCACCATAGATTTCATCAAGGTACTTAACGACTACCTGAGCCTGCACTCCTACGGGTTGCCCCATAGATTCAGTTTCTTCATTAGTATTCATTTCTTCAGTTGTCATAGTTTCTTCTGACATTGTTCTCCTTTCCCTACGGACTAACCGTAGTTTGTTATAGCATGGGTTTTTACACCGGCATCACTTCTAATATCGGGTGACCATCGATGACTACTCCACAAGAAAGCATAGGTTTTATCAAATAATGTTCAGAGTACAACATTGAAAGATGTTTGTTGTTAACGCCGCAGCCTACAGACATACCAAAAATACGATGATCGTTAGAACCAGAGAGCCAGTTAATAGCAGCCTTTGTATGGTGGTGGCCCATAACGACTGACTGGTTACGCGCTCTAGCTGCATTAAATGCCGGGTAAGCAGAAGAAGCCCCGGTCCCATGATAATAGTAAACATTATCAATTTCAACACTTTGTTCCCACTCCCAGTTTTTAGTATTGTATAACTCATTGTATTCCTTTAGGTACAAAGATGGAATACCAGCGTCAGATGCAAGTCGATGCACCCTGCTGTCGTGGTTACCTACAGTTACAACTGCATTTGGATAAGCCTTGTACCATTTCTTTACTGTTTCAAAAGCTAAGTTGTACTCCCTCAAAGCATCAGGAGATTCGGGATTAGCTTTATGAAACGATATAACATGGTGGTCAATAACATCCCCAATAAAAACTGTTTTGTTTGTCCGATGCTTGCGCTTAATAGACCTAACAAAATCAAAGTAATCAGGATGCACAGCAGGGGCGTGTAAGTCCCCAATAACTAATACTCTACTCATTGTTGTTCTCCGGGTTATGGTGCGCCCACTTCTGTCGAACGGCACTCATAATTTGACATATTCTTGATTCACTAAGACCAAGCATAATGCCTGTTTGTTTTAAGTTAATACCACGTTGCCTAAGCCTAACGCATTCTTCTTCAGTTTCAGTAAGAAGATTCCAATCATACCTGTTCTCCCAATCGTAATCAGAAGACAAAGTATCTACAGGTGCTTCCAATGTATTAATGTAAGATTGATCTTCTTTGTTTACTATCTGTATTTCTTTATTAATAAATCTACTTTCATTTTCTTTAAGGTAATCAGGATTTCTTTTATGCCCTGCTGAGTATCTCATTTGATCTGAGATTCTAAAAGGCAACGACGCGAAAAGATACTTCATGAAAACACCCTTATCTTTAGACCATCTATCTCTAATCCTAAGGGCATGTGGATAAGCCTCACTAAGAAGTTCTTTCTCTTCCCAGTTTATCCACCGACCCTTTCTTCTTATGGTACGTATAACAATTAGAATACAAGAAATAAAATCGTTATCGTTGTACGGATCAAGGTCAGGTTTATTCGTAGTCGGGTTCATCGTAGTCTGTTCCTTCAATGATAAATTCAATTTGAACCAAGTTCTCGTTAATGTTATCAGGATCAATTAGCTTTTCGCCAATGGTTGTAACATTTTCTAAGATAATTTTTACCCAATTAATGTGAGGTAAATAAATATGGTACACAGATTCTGTTTCGGTAGCAATGTTCTCGGCAATAGTACCAAGTGCTTCCTCCATATCTTGTTCACCAAGGACCATCATGTCATGCGGTTCCGTTGTCATCATCTTCTGTCTCCATTAAAATACCTAGTTCGTGTACAGATTTAATCATTTCCTTTGGTATTGTATGCACTGAACCTCCAGCAGTTCCATCATGTTGAATAGCATCAGTAAGAGAAATACTATTATCAGTTTCATTTAAAACAAATCCTATTGTTGTGACCAAGACACATTTGTCAAAGGCCCATTGTTGCATATCCTCAGCTTCAACCCAACCGGGACCGCCCGATGTTTGAGCATCTACCCAATCAATGCGTACCATTGTACCAGAGTCTATGATATCTTTCAACCAATCAGTTGAAGAGATAGGTGGATCTGAGGATTTCTTCTGGGTCAAGGCTGCCTCTTTCGGGTGGTTCTGGGATGGGGTGTTCCACAAAGTTTTCAATACTTTGTTTGAACTTAATGAGTTGGTTTTCTTTATGTATCTCATAGAACATAATCCTTACTACTTCACAAAGTTGTTTAGCGAAGTCACATGTAACACCAAAGCTGTCGTGAATCATTGAAAAGTTTTTACATCCAGCACGGGCAAGGTAGTTGACTACCATACTCATGTGTGCTGCATCTAATGAATGCACCCAGTTAGGTGGGATTGCAGTCATCATTTTACGAGGATTCATTTCATCAGTAAACTGCCACATTTCTGCTGTATGCCGAATGCGAACATCGTTCTTAAGTAATAAAGCTATATCAGTAATATACTCAATGTGTTCAGTGTAGTACTGCCTAACTTTAAAACCATTAGGTGTTACCCATTCAAGCGGTTTCTTTTTTCTTTCGTCATCATTATAACAAAGCTCAACGCACGATTTAATATATTCCTTAGCTAGGTTAGGTTTAATTAAAGCTTCTTGTAATGACTCCCAGATAACTGAAGTGCATTCAACAATAGCTCCTTGCCAACTTAAACCTTTTGGTTCGAGTATGTCACGACACCAGTCAAGGTGTCCCTCTGATCGAATGTACTGACGCGCTGAATAGTATGTAACTCCGTAAGGATCGCACATAACTGTACGCTTCGGCAGGCTACGAGGCATTTTGTTGTCATCAGTAGTTTCTTCCCAATGTGTTAAAAACAAATCAAAGTAATCATTCTCTGTCCTTTCTGCAATCATTTTGTCTGTTGACATAGATGCAATAAAGTCATACATATCACCGGGCTTGGGTGTATCACACACATTTACATAGGATGCGAGAGCTTCATCAAGCATAGCTGCAACCCAGTGTTGTATGCCGTTACAAGTCCCATCAAGATGAATTGGTATAAAAGATAGTTGAATATTAATAGCACTAAACAAATCAAAAGTAGCAGCCAATCTACGAAAGGAAACATTCTTCTTTTTCTTATCATCTTCCCATAACCTTACTGTTTCTTCTGGATACTGAGCGACTTGACTTAACATTTCTATGTTGTCATCTACCCATTTAACTCTGTCATCAAATGGAATCTTATCTTGATCCCATAAGTTAGCGACATTTACTTTAATCCAATACAACATGTCATCGTCTACTTCAGTGCCTTCAGCAAATTCTATAAGAGACGCATCAAAGTCACCGCTTTGCGGAGATAAAATTGTTGACTGCGTATACGCACGACCACGAAAGTCACATGAGTAAGCGTGCCACAGATTTAAATCACCTAAGTCATTAGCAATAAGCAAACGCATTTCCATTTGCATTCTCTTTTGCTTAGACTTTTCCCATTCGCCCCAGCATTCTGTTCTCTTTTGTTTCCATTTACCTATCTCCTCTTTAGTACCTTCCTCTGGATAAGGGTCAGCAAAGACAAACTCATCCAACTCATACGGAGGTAGGTTACATACTTGTTCATTAGATTTATACAAGTTTTCTAGTACTTTTAACACCCTTTTGTTTACTCGCCATTCTGTTCTTTGTAAATTATTTAATGTATCTACAGATGAACGAGAGTGTTGAGAGTTATTTTTATGGTAGCTTCCAGCACGGGAGTTATGAATAGAAGACTTTCTATACTCCATGTTGAGAGATCCTCCGTACTCATCGGGTGTAGCACAAGGCCACTGGTGAGGAATAGGAGGAACAACCATAGGGTAGTACAACCATTTATAGTATTGATAAAACGCATGGAACTCTTCAAAGTTTTTAGTAAACTCGTCACGAAGAGTTACAATAGTATACTTTTTAATCTGATTGTTCTTAACAATAGTAATAGTATCGTCAACAAAAGGCATCACACTATCTTGATCGCCTACCATTAACGCATAGAATGACAGAGCAACTACATTTCTTTTTTTGTTATCCCACTGAGGTAACGTCTGGCATTTCTTAGCAAACGCTTTCATGCGTTTTTTATTCCAGTTCTTAAAGTAATGCGATTGCCTAAAGAAATCTTCAGAGTAATTTTCTTTAGCCATTCTAATACCAATAGCCAACCATAACTCACGGGCTATTCTACTAAGGACACTTTGTTTAGTCTGTCCTTTAAAGTCACCTAAGTTATTGCTGTCGTATTTAATACCGTCAGCAGTTTGAATCAACCTAGATGACAGACAGCTATCTAACAATACCTTTACAACAATACAAGCGCAGCGTTCAGGTCCAAGTAGTTGTGCAATAGTTAACCAGTAAGGTTTCTTCTTGACATCTTGATACTTTTCTTCTGTCCACTCAAGGTAGTTAGCTAAGTATTCACTATAGTCAAATACAAATTCTTTCTCACGGGGAGAAGACGATGGACTGTGATTAACGTTATGAAGATACTTGTTAATCGATTGATTAGCAGCACGATCTTCATTCGATAACTGAAGGTTAATCAGTCTCGTTTGTTCTTCTTTCGTGTAGTCTTTCCATGTTTGCATTTAGTGTTACTCTCTGCATTGTTTAACTTTTTCTTACCAAAGATTTTTTCATACTGTTCATCATACTTTTTCTTATCAACATCTCGATACTTATCTCCTTTGCCGTACATAAGTACCTCCTTTCAATAGCTCCGGGGGGACTCGAACCCCCATGAGGTTTACCCTCGACGGATTTTAAGTCCGTTGCGTCTGCCAATTCCGCCACAGAGCCATAGTTTATTTACAAATACCACACTCCTCTGCAATAGGACCACGGGTATCTGTTCCAGTACCCTTACAGACAGGACAATCAGGGTTGGTAATAATAGTCATAGTTATTCCTTACAGTTCGCAATCATCAGGGCAGTCAACACAACTGCTATTATAGTCGTCTACAATAACGTCATTAATAATCTGATCTTCTTCTGACATCTTTTCAAAGTTAAGATTAGAGTTGGGCCAATCCTTTACGTGATCAATGGCTTCATCAATATCATCTGCCTCTACGTATACACTGGCAGTATAAGAAGTAGAAGTACTAACGCTAACTGCAATTTCAAAAGTTTTTTTCATCGTAGTTTCCTTAAGTTGATGATTAAAAAAATACCCTCAGCAGGACTCGAACCTGCGACCCATCGGTTAAAAGCCGAATGCTCTACCAACTGAGCTATGAGGGCGGGTTGCCCCCCG